GCAACTACCTGACTGTTGGCTATAAGGGTTCATCAGCATTCGATGCTGGCTTGTTCTACTGCCCATACGTTCCACTTCAGATGGTTCGTGCAGTTGACCAGACTTCATTCCAGCCAAAGATTGGCTTCAAGACTCGTTACGGAATGGTCGCAAACCCATTCGCACAGTCTGTACAGGGTACTCCACAGTCTTCAAACTATGGTGCTATCACACAGAATACAAACGCATACTATCGCAGAACACTTATTACAAACATCATGTAATAAAAACCCCGCTGATTCAAAGGCGGGGCAATACAAGACGGTTTCAAGCCGCAAACTGGGGAGCAGAAATGCTCCCCTTTTTCGTTACTAAATAGTGATATGAGCGCAGTAGATAGTTATCCAGCAAATATCAATTTTCTTAGTCAAAACAGTTTTCGTTTTGCTATCAAAAGATTACCTAACATAAACTATTTCTGTCAGGGAGTTTCGCTCCCATCGATATCTATTGGCGCTATAGAAAGTCCTACACCTCTTGCTTTCATTCCCCGTCCAGGCGATCGCATCACTTACGATCCTTTAGTTATTAAATTTCGCGTAGACGAAAATCTTCAGAACTATCTTGAAATTCAAAAGTGGATTGAAGGTATGGGACATCCTGAAGATCTAGCTCAAACAACAAGAATTTCTCGTCAAATTCGCGACGAACAAGTCGGATTAAGACCAATTGGCACGATGGTCAATTTCGTTTCGGACGGCGTGTTAACTATCTTAACAAGCAATAAAAACGCCAACAAAACTGTGTTCTTTAGGGATTGTTTTCCTATCAATCTTACCGAATTGACATTTGATTCTATGAATACCACGGTAGAATATCTTGAAGCATCTGTAACGTTCCGTTATAGACGTTACGAAGTCGAAGATTAAAGTGACCTTTTCGTAACACTCAAATTATATCGCATAAGTTGTTGTTCGTCAAGACTGTAATTGTATCTTGACAATAGACTCATATTATGGTACTATTATAGCATGAAATTAGAAGATATCTACGATATGTGGGAAAAAGACGCCAAATACGATGACTTGGCTCTTGATGCAGATTCCCTTAACATTTCCTCCCTTCATGCCAAATATAATCGCCTACTGAGCGAAACGCGCAGTCAACTTCGTGCCGCGGTAATCAAAAAGAAATCGCATTATAGTACGTTGCGTGACTATTATCTGGGTAACTTGAACAATCCAGAAGATCTAGAACGTATTGGTCGCGCTCCGTTTCTTAACAAAGTTCTCAAGAACGAAGTTCAGGGCTACATAGATTCAGATGGCGACTTGATACGTCTCGACGAACGTATCGCTTTGCTTGAAGAAAAAGTCGAAGTCATTATGGAAATCATGAAGTGCATACACAAACGAGGTTACGACATTAAATCGGCTATCGAATGGAGAAAATTTACGAATGGATTCTGACATCATTATCACTAAAGTGAATGAAGCCTGGATCCGTATCGAAGGTAACGAAGGTATGATTCGTGAGATCGCAGACTATCTCACGTTCGAAGTGCCTGGAGCTAAGTTTTCTCCGAAGTATAAGTCGCGTGTTTGGGATGGTAAGATTCGCTTACTTAACTCACGCAATAATCAAACATATGCTGGGCTCACAAAAGATATTCAGAAACTGTGTGAAGAACTCGATTTCAACTATAGTATCGCGCGCGAGCTCAATGAAACCGAGGAGTTTTCACTTGCTGAAGCTAAAGAATTTTCGAACACACTCGGGCTCCCTTTTGAAGCCCATGATCATCAACTACGCGCATTCGCTATTGCAGTTAGGAATAAACGTTGTGTTTTGGTTTCACCTACTGCTTCTGGCAAGTCTCTCATTATTTATCTACTGACGAGGTACTATGATTCCCGCACTCTTATTGTTGTGCCAAATATTGGTTTGGTGCATCAGCTGTATTCTGATTTTGCCGACTATGGTTATGTATCTGATGAGCACATACACAGAATATTTGGAGGCCAAGATAAACAAACAGATAAACCAATTGTTATCTCAACCTGGCACTCGATTTACGAAATGGATAAAGCGTTCTTCGAATCGTTTGATGTAATCATCGGAGACGAAGCTCACTTATTCAAAGCACAGAGCCTTACGAAAATAATGACTTCTCTTGTTAACACCAAGTATCGTTTTGGTTTGACAGGAACGCTAGATGGTAGTCAAGTCAATGAGCTAGTGCTTACAGGTTTGTTTGGTCCTGCTGAAAAGATCATCAGCACAAAAGAATTGATTGATAGCGGCAAACTTGCGACTCTTAAAGTCAAGGTGCTTATGCTTAATCATCCAGTCGAAGAATGTAAGAAACTTGCAGGAAGTAGTTATCAGGATGAAGTCAAGCACATCATTTCTTTTGAACCGCGCAACAAATTCATTCGCAATCTTGCTGTATCGCTCAAAGGAAATACACTAATCCTGTATGCCTACGTCGAAAAGCATGGACAAATTCTTCACGATATGATAAGAGCGAAAGCTGAAAACCGTAAAGTGTTTTTCGTTCATGGTGGAGTTGATGGTGATGAGCGCGAAGCTATTCGAGGTATCTTTGAGAAAGAAAACGATGCTATCATCGTAGCGTCCTACGGTACATTCAGCACCGGCATAAATATCAAGAATCTTCATAACGTCATATTTGCTAGTCCGACCAAGAGTCGCGTGCGCACGATGCAGTCTATAGGCCGAGGATTAAGAACGTCTGAAGGTAAAGATGGTATGACGTTATTTGATGTCGCTGATAATCTGTCGATCAACAATAAGAAAAACTATACGCTGAATCATCTAATAGAACGTGTTAAGATGTACAATAGTGAAGGTTTCCCATACGAACTTCACACTATCAAACTAAGGAGTGACAATGGATCAGGGCGAAGTTTATTTTCTGAAGATGAATAGTGGCGAAGATCTGCTGTGCACTCTAATAGGTGATGAAGAAGATCGTTTGTATGTAACTCAGCCTTATCGTGTTGAGATTATGCAAACGCCAGCGACAATGACTATGACTACAGCTATCATGCGTTGGATTCCATTCGAAAGTCTGATGGAACAGACTATCAGTATCGACAAGAAAAACGTCTTGACATATATGCTAGTGGATGATATAGTTGCTAGTAAATATTTGAACACGATTGATCAGCAAGCTCGTAGAGAACGTGAAGAGCAAGCAGAAAAGATTAGACAAATGCTTATGATGCAAGCGATTCAGAGAATCGCAAACAATAGTCCGACAGGAAGTATTCACTAATGTCTGAAACCAAAGTTGCTAAAAAGAAAATCCATTACGTTAACAATAAAGAACTGTACGCGGCTATGGTCGAGTATAAGAAATCTGTTAACGAGGCTAAAGAAACTGGTAAGCAAAATCCACGCATCCCCAACTATATCGGCGAGTGCATCATGAAGATTGCTACTCACTTAGCATATCGTCCGAACTTCGCTAATTATACTTTCCGCGAGGAAATGATATCTGACGGTATTGAGAATTGTTTGCTTTATATCAACAATTTTAATCCGGACAAATATCAGAATCCATTCGCATACTTCACACAGATTATCTACTTCGCGTTCATTCGTCGTATTCAGAAAGAAAAGAAACATCTGTACACGAAGTATGCTGCGATTGAGTATGCTAATATCATGGGCGAAACTTCTGATAGTCAAGGTGGCGATCGTAGCAACTACGACACTGATATCAAATATGGTGAGTGGTCGCAGGAGCAGATGGAAAAATTCATGAATGACTTTGAAATCAGTAAGAATATCAAGCGTGGTAAGAAAGTAGAAACAGCTAAGGTTGAATAATGAAAATTGCTTTGATTACCGATACGCACTGGGGTGTTCGTAACGACCAGATTGCGTTTCTTGATAATAACAAAAGGTTTCTTGATGATGTTTTCTTTCCGTACCTCAGCACTCATAGCATTGACACTATTATCCATCTCGGTGATCTTGTTGACCGTCGTAAATATCTCAACATCAATACAGCTAAACGTCTGCGAGAAGATTTTCTCGACCGAATTGCAGCTTCAAAAATAGACTTTCATATCCTCGTAGGTAATCACGACACATATTTCAAGAACACAAATAGCGTCAACGTTCTACAGGAACTGTTAGTCGATAAGTATTCAGATTTCAAGATCTACGATGAATATGCTAAGATCGTAGAATTTGATGATACTAAGATAATGATGATCCCTTGGATATGTGATGAGAACAAAGATATCATTCTTCAACAGATAGGATCAACTAATGCTCAAATCTGTATGGGACATCTTGAGCTCGCAGGGTTCGAAATGTATCGCGGTAGCCCTGTCAGTCATGGAGACGATCGTAGTCTTTTCGGTAGGTTTGATATGGTCCTTAGCGGTCACTATCATCACAGGTCTTCTTCTGGGAACATTCATTACCTTGGTAGCCATGCTGAATTTACTTGGAGCGACTACGATGACCCTAAAGGATTCCATATCCTTGATACGGAAACTCGTGATCTGGCGTTCGTAGAAAATCCATATCGTATGTTCCGTAAGCTATGGTACAACGATAAGAACTCGACGACAGAAGAATTGCTAGATCGCGACTGGGCTAAGTATTCAGGAGCTTATGTGAAGCTCATTGTGTCGAACAAAGATAATCCTATGAACTTCGATTTGTTCACGACGAAGCTTTATGAAGCCAGTCCGCTTGAAGTGACTATCGTTGAAGACCATCGTAACATGGATACTATCAGCGAAGCGGATCTAGTTGATGA